ATGACAACAGGAGTATATCTTACTCCAGATTGTTGGGACGGCAGACAAGTAATTAATCACCCACAGGCTGATGGACTGAATCTTATGTTATGGCAATTCCTTTTAGACCTGCAGAACTTGGAGATTGAAATGTGGAAGCGAGGTGTTACGCCTACATTAGCTATGATAAAACATTACGGCCGAGATGTGCCGGACATGACATTTAAGTCCTTTGCTAACAAAATAATAACTGAAAGCGACAGGAGCGAAAAAACAAAAGAAAACCTTGAGAGTACAGTGAGAATCTTGTTAAAATTCAGGCCGGGAATTGACTTCAAAGACATCACTTACACTTTTTTACGAGAGTTTGAACAATATCTCAAGGAGCAAGGTAAGAGCATGAATACAGTTGCAAAGCATCTAAGACAGCTCAGGACGATTGTAAACGAGGCTATTAATCACGGTCTTGTTAAGATTGACGATTATCCGTTCAGAAAATTCAAAATTAAGCAGGAAAAAGGACACTTTGAATGGTTAACTCCTAACGAACTGAAGAAGATAGAAAACTTTAAAACGACTGGAAAGTATGAACTAATCAGAGATGCTTTCTTGTTCTGCTGCTATACTGGACTGCGCTATTCAGACTTCGTGCGACTACGCCCGGAATGGTTAGAGAAGATTAACGGCAAACCGTGGCTGCATCTTTTTACAAAGAAAACTGACACAGAGATAAGATTACCTTTGTCGTTATTATTTGAAGGAAAGGCTTTTAATATTATTAGTAAATACACCGATATAACATACTTGGTTAGAATACCGGGCAATCATGATGCAAACGTTATGCTGTCGGAAGTTGTAAAGGCTGCAAAGATAAATAAGAGGGTTACATGGCATACGGCAAGGCACACCTGCGCCACGCTTTTGGTATACCAGGGCGTACCAATTACTACGGTACAAAAAATACTTGGGCATTCATCAATTAGAACCACTCAGATATACTCTGAAATAATGCCAAGGACTATTGTTTCCGACCTAAAAAATGCAGGGAAAAAACATCGATAGGTAGATTGTCGGTAGAATCATATAGAATCTACCGACAATCTACTCGTATTTTTACCACTTCCTATTTTGATTTAATTTTGTGTAAATTAAAAATCAAAATGGAAAAAACGATAACATTATTTGTTGCCATACTTACTGCACTTGGAGTAGGTGGTTGGTCTTTCTTGCGATGGATATTGTCTCGCAAGGAAGACAAGAGAATGTCTGCTGCAAAGGCCATGGCACAAGAAATGGAGACGCTTATGCGTAACTATTCTGCTATGGAAAAGAAGATTGATAAACTTGAGCAAAAAGTGGATAATCTTTACAAGACTGTACACCAGCTTGAGGGCGAGAAACTTCAGCTCATTAAAGAAAAAAATGAGCTTGAGCTGAAACTGAAAGAAGCCGAGAGACATATATGTCTCAGGCCAGAATCTGAATGTGACAAACGTTTATCGACAAGATTTTATTGTACAAAAGCATGAAACTATCTGAATATCTGAAGAAGCTCATCGAGGTCAATAGCGGAGCAAGTTCTAAGGCATTTTTCCTTGTCATGGTTACTTTGACAGGATGTTTTTTATTATTTGTTATCGGTTTTGTCCTCATATACGAAGTTATAAATCAGGGATCTATTCGGACAGATCTTGGCGGTATGGCTGCTCTAGTGGGAAGCGTAGGCGGAATATTCGCAGCTGTCGGAGCTACAAAAGTGATTAGCGAGCGAAAACAAAATAAATTAAACAATGAGAACAATTAAAAGAATTTTTGTACACTGCACTGCTGGAAGTCAGAAGCAGACAATCGAGGATTTGAGAAAAGAGTTTAAGAACAAGGGTTGGAAGAATCCCGGCTATCATTATGTAGTCATGCCTGACGGCACGATAACACAGATGATTGGAGAGGAAAAAGTGAGCAACGGGGTTCAGGGCTACAACTCGACATCTGTTAATGTTGCTTATGTTGGCGGTATTGACTCAAAAGGCAAAGCTATAGACAACCGCACGGCAGAGCAGAAGGCAAGCCTAATAAAGCTGCTTAAAGAGCTGCGAGGCCGTTATCCTAAGGCTCAGATACTCGGTCACAGGGATATCAGCCCTGACACCAATCATAACGGCAAGGTTGACTCATGGGAGAGAATAAAGGAATGTCCTTGTTTTGATGCCATGATAGAATATAAAGGTATATAGCTATGGGAATGGTAAAAAGGCTGTTATTTATCATTATCCCCTGCATAATGTTAAGTTTGTTGGCAGGATGCAAATCTGTTCAGTATGTGCCGGTTGAAACCGTGAGAACGGACAGTGTGTATGTTGATCGTTTCCAGCGTGACAGCATATACCAACGAGACAGCGTATATATCAACCGATGGACAGCTGGAGATACTATATATCAGGATAAGATAGTATATAAGTACATCTATCGAGACAAGGTTAAATATGACACGGTGGCCATATTACGTTCAGATTCGGTCCGTGTACCTTATCCTATAGAGCGCAAACATACAAAATGGGAACAAATAAGGTTGGATGTTGGAGGATGGGCTATTGGTTTTGTCATTATTACCATCTTGATTGTCGTAGGATACAGGATGTATAAACTCAAGAAATAATACGATAATGGGAATACCTTTTAATTCAATGGCTGCCGGCTTGCGATAGACAAAATTGTCGTTCTTAGCTACGGCAACCATTTTTAGTTTTATATTTTGATTAAAAATTACTATTATGGCAGGCAATACACAGGAATTTGTTACGATAATTCGCCTTAATTCTGACGAAGCAAAAAATAATCTCATAGACTTGAAGAAAAAGGTAGACGAACTTACTGTCGCGCGTGATAAAGCTATATCAGCGAAGTCTGATACAAACTTTATAAAAGACCTTAACAAGGATCTGAAAAAAGCTCGAGCTGAACTTAAAGCCTATGATACCGATGTAAATAAGACAATTAAAACAATCAATTCTTTGTCTACGGCGTCAGTCGGTGAGATTGAGACTGCCATGAGAGCATTACGCCGTCAGATGAAGTCTACATCAGATCCGGCCGATTGGCGAAACTTGTCGGCACTATTGGATACCTGCAAAGAAAGACTGGATGAAATCAAAAACTCTGCAGCCCAGACGGATGAGATGTTTGAAAAAATATCAGGCAGCGGTAAACTTGTTGCATCTGTGCTGGCCGACATAGACAACTCGTCCGTTGCTTCGCTGAGAGCTGCACAGTCATCAATAGAGCAACGACTGACAACCCTTAATCCAAGCTCAACTAATTATGAGCAACAAAACGCAAATTTGCTTAAGATAAAAGCAAGGCTTGCAGAGATTGCTGATAAGCAGAAAGTTGTCAATACAATTGTAGACCAATATAATACAGAACTTGAAAATGCCGGTATGTCAATGCGTAAAGTGGCTACGAATACGGAACTTGTCAACCGAACCATGAAGTCGCTTGATAAGGCATCAATCAGAGATATTGAATATTCGCTGAAAATAGTTAACAGCGAGCTGAAAGACATGGAAAGGGGTACAGAGGAATTTCGCCAAATGACGAAAAAAGCCAAAGAACTAAATACACAGCTCGAGTCAGTCAAATCTGAAGGCGCAGCTCAAGAATCATGGGTTAACCGGCTCGCTGATAGATTTAACAGGTTACAGACGCTTGCCGTGTCGTTCATCGCATCACTTACAGGCCTCACTCTTACTATGCGCAAGTGTACTCAAGATTATCTTGACATGGATACCGCCATGGCTGATGTAACCAAGTATACAGGTCAGACAATGGAGGAAGTCAAGACAATGAACAAATCTTTTCAGCAAATGGACACGAGAACCTCGCGCGAAGAACTCAATGGACTTGCTGCAGCTGCAGGAAGATTGGGTATTACATCCGAGGCTGCTATAAAGGAATTTGTTGACGGTTCTGATAAGATACGTGTTGCGCTTGGCGATGACCTTGGTGACAATGCTGTAGAGCAAATAGGAAAGTTAGCACAGATGTTTGGAGAAGACAAAAAAAGAGGACTTCGCGGTGCTATGCTAGCTACTGGCTCTGCTGTAAATGAGCTGGCTCAAAATTCATCAGCATCTGCTGCATACATGGTTGATTTCACAGCGCAATTGTCAGGTGTCGCAATACAGGCCGGCATGACGCAAAGTGAAATGTTAGGTCTTGCATCCGCACTTGACCAAAATCAGCAGGAAGCTGCTACATCTGCTACTGTCTTTTCACAACTTATAACTAAAATGTTCCAAGAGCCGGCAAGATTTGCTAAAATTGCAGGTTTGGAAGTAAAAGAGTTTACCCGGATAATGCGCGAAGACGCAAACACTGGCCTGTTAAAATTTCTCGAGTCTATGAGTTCACGAGGTGGATTTGATGCGATGGCACCTTTATTCCAGGAAATGAAACTTGACGGAACTCGCGCTGTTGGAGTCTTGACATCCGTTGCATCACATCTGGACCAGGTGAGGGAAGCTCAAGCACTTGCATTCAATGCTTATAACGACGGCAAAAGTGTTATAAATGAGTTTAATGTACAGAATAACACAGAACAGGCTCAGCTCGATAAAGCCAAGAAAAAATTTCACGATCTGTCTGTTGAGCTAGGAGAGAAACTGTTGCCATTAATGAGATACATGGTATCGACAAGTACATTAATGGTAAAAGCCCTTTATAATTTGACGACATTCGTTATCAAATACAGAGGAGAGATTGCTTATTTAATATCATCAATAGTATTGCTTACGACGGTTTACAAAGCATCAACATTAGCTACATACTCCTGGTATGTTAAGGAGTATGCTCTTATGATATTGCACAAGGGACACAATGCTATTATTAAGGCACGTATAGCCATCATTGGCACGCTGCGCGTAGCAGTAGCATTACTTACCGGCAATATAACTAAGGCTGTGGCTGCTATAAAGGCGATGAAGGCTGCTAGCTTGACGAATCCTTATACTGCACTTCTGGCTGTAGTGCTGTCATTAGGCTATGGCATATACAAATTATGTAGCTATATCAAAAGTAGCAGTGAAGAGGCCAAGAAAAATGCTGAAGCATTAAAACGCATGAGAGACAGCTATAATGATATTAAGGATGTGCAAAAAGAAGCAGCATCAGCCCATTCTGCAGAGATAACACAAATTCAAACATTAAGAAGAGTACTCGAAGACTCAAGTAATGGGATTAGGGAAAGAAAAAAAGCACTAGTACAATTACAAAGTATTGTCCCGCAATATCATGCTACACTTACATCTGAAGGCAAACTTATTAACAATAACACATCAGCTCTTGATGCTTATATTCTTAATCTTAAAAGAGCTGCCATTGCACAGGCTGCTCTAAATAAAATGGCTGGCCTAAACTCTTCGCTCATGGATATTAGCTTACGAAAGGGACAAAGGGAAGGTAATCAAGCTTATGTTTTACAAAAATTGGCAAATTTTGGCTTTGACCCAAGGACGCAAGATTATGGAACCTATATCAGTGGCGGTGGTTACGTAAGAGACAAGCGTAGTGGAATCTTTTTACGTCATCTAACAGATGATCAGTTAAAAGGTATCAATAAGTGGATGATTGCATACAACTATAATGTTCGTAAAATACAGGAATATACAGACCAAGCTGTTACTCTCAATAAAAAAATTGATGACGTACAAGATTATGCGACTAAGCAGGGTGCTGACTTTACGAAAAATAATACAACTACGGTAATAAGACATAATGCTCCGGCCAATCAAACCTCTGCTGTCGCTAAAAATGAAGCTAAACGCCTCGAAAAAGAAAGAAAAGAGCGCGAGCGCAAATTTAAAGAGGAGATGAAAAATAGTGAGACCGAAATTAAAACTGATTTACTGGAGATTGATGCGCAATACACTTCCGGACAAATTAAATACACTGAGTATATAAAGCAGAGACTTGAAGCTTTACAAAGCGGTTATGATACTCAGCTCGCTATTTTGAAGAAATATGGTAAAACTGAAAGTTCTGAGTATAACAATATCATAGCTCAAAAAAAACAGGCAGATTCAGATTATCTGAAAGAAAAAACAAAATTAGATGAGAAAGACTTCGAGCGTTCGAAAATGCTTTCTGAAGCTAAAATTAAGGCGATGTATTACGATAAGAATACCGCTATCTACCAAAATGAAGATGCGCTAAATGAAGCTTTGTTTCAAAACGATATTCAATATCTTATTAAAAAAAGGAATCTATACAAAGAATCTGCAGAAGAATATCGCCAGATTGATGCTGAGATAAATGATATGCAGTTTAAGCATAAGCTCGAAACTGAAGCGTCTTTCCAAGAAAAAGTTCTAAAGATGAAACAAGAGTATCTTAATCTTGACAAGACAGAACAGAAAAGGATTGAAATTGATTTTCTTGATGAAATGTATAAAAAGAAGGTCGTATCTGAAGAAGAATACCAGCAAATGAAATTAGCCATTTTATCAAAATATTCGGAAAAATACAAAAACGAAGAGGAAAAGAATAGAGAAAGTGCACAGACGCTGTTATCGCTGGCTAAAGACCGTGCTGGCATAAGTGACAACTCAATGCAGCCGGGTGACGCTGTTACAAGTATTGCCTCAATTTTTACCTCTGTAGAACAGCAAAAGAAAGTTAATGATGCTCTCAAAGAACTTTATCTTAATGACACATGGAATTATGAACAGTATTTGCAAGCTAAAAAGATGAGTGATGATGATTTTAACCGTCAAAGACTCTTAGCATATGCTGCGACATTCAGCTCTATAGCTAATATGTTAGGTTCTATCTCTGCTTATTCACAAGCCTGTTCTGAAGCCGAAACAGCCAAAATACAGCAGGACTACGACAAGCAAATAGAAGCTGCAGGGAATAATTCGGTCAAACGTGAGAAACTCGAAGAGGAGCGGGACGAGAAAATTCGAAAAGCAAAAAATGCAGCGAACAAGCGAGCCATGCCGATAGAGATAGCGCAGGCTATAGCATCTACGGCTGCTGCTGCAATTAATGCTTATGCTTCCGCGTCTAAAATAGCACCTTTCTTAGGTCCGATTGCAGCAGCTGCTGCTACTGCAGCTGGTATGGCTCAGGTGGCTATAATAAAAAAACAGCACGAAGCACAATCTGCAGGCTACTATGAAGGAGGATTTACAGGCGGTAATAATTATCGCAGAGAAGCTGGTATAGTACATGAGGGTGAATTCGTAGCGAATCATAAAGCAGTTAACAACTCGTCTATTCGACCAGCATTACAATTGATCGATATGGCTCAGCGCAACAATACCGTTGGTAGTCTTACTGCAGATGATATAACGCGGTCGTTAAGCCATGGCAGTAGTGCTATAGTTTCAGCTCCTATTGTAAATGTAAATACTGACAATGAAGAACTTAATGTAACAATTGACTCTCTTAATGATGTTATTGGGAAGCTCAACAGCATACTGGCAAGTGGTGCCATTAAGGCATCAGTATCTATAGACGGCCAGGATGGTGTAGCATATAACCTTGAACGTTTTAATAAAATGAAAAGTAGAAAATGATAGAGTTATATCTTAATAATCAGCGGGTTTTTACCGATACAAGCGAAACTGTTAAATTGACAAAAGAAAATCCTTATTTTACACAATCAGGCAGTTATACGCTCGATGTCAGCATACCGATGGACATTTTAGAAAATCGGCAGTTTTTTAAAAATATCCAATCATTGCAGGTGACTAAGAAAACCGATAAAATGGATGCCACACTTATTGTCGACAATCATTTACTTTTATCGGGATCTGCGGTAGTTAACTCTATCTCGGATACAACAGTCAAAGTTCAGCTCTTAGGGGGAAATTCGGACGTTAACTTTATTGCAAATAATGGTGATATATATATCGATGAAATAGATTACGGAATTATCACTATATATGATGGCGAAGCTTTGACATTTGCCGGCGAGCGAGGTGGAGTGCCTGTTAAAGGATATACTTCTATATCTGGTAAATGGGATGCTTATTCTAAGGCGGCTATGGGTAATGTATCTGAGTATGTATTAATGCCTGTTTATGATGAGAGCAATGATGAAATAAAAAATGAAACACGAGCGCATCTTGGGACAAAATCTTCTGAAGATACTGACAAACCAGGTATCTATACATACGGCAATGCCATAATGCCAAACCTACTACTCGTAATTAGAAAGGTAATAGAATATTTTGGCTACAAACTCGTAGTGAACGATGTAGATGTTGTACCTTGGAATAGACTCGTAATTTGTAACGCTCGAAAGACCCTTATCATACAGGAGGCATTGCCTCATTGGACGGTAAAGGACTTTATCACCCAAGTTCAGAATTTTTTTAACTGCACATTTGTCTTTAACGAATCTAGTAAAACTGCTGAAATTATCAGTAATTTAAGATATTTCGATGCCGGTGTGCAACAATATGAACCATTAGACGAATATACTTGCGACGTATCAGATGAGGATGAAGAAAAATCGCAATCTCTTGGCTCGTCAAACATAAGGTACTCTATGTCAGACTCTGATACGCACTTATACGACTGCATCGATGAAGATGTCCTATCTAGTTACGAGCGCAAACAATATTCATCTTATGATGAGCTTATAAATGCTTTTAACTCATTGAACGACGAGGATAAGAAAAAATATCTATTCGTTTGCCCTCAAGGAACTTACTGTTACCGTACAGAATCGACACCTGATGTACCATCAGATTCTTCGGGCTCTAGTGAGGGTGAATTCGGCGGAGAGTCCTCTAACTCCTCGTCGTCAAGTGATGATGTCTGGTACTTAGGTCAGATACAGCAGTTCGGACCGCTAATAAGAGATGCAAAGGTAGATGAGTATATTGAATTGAAAATTTGCCCTGTTGGCATATCGACAGAGAAAAAGGCTGCATATTATACTGACAGTGACATGACAGGAAGTATGAATCATGGCGTGCCAATGAAAAAACGATGGGAAGCTGAAGTACAGATGCCATCTCTGAAAAACGAAAAAGGCGACATACCATCAAGAGACTATACAAAGGTGGTATGGGCAGGTATAACAGGTTCGCAGGATATTGATGACGAATCTACAGCAGAAGACAGAATACAAGTCATGTTCGTAGGTACGAAGCTGCAATATTACAACAAGCCAGGATATACAGATGCCTCTAAAAAGATTCCATATCCAATGGGATTTACCGATTTCTTGGACAAAGCTATAAATCTTGAGGACTGCGGATATCAAAATGTTCACGACTCATGGTCATTGGCACTTTCCGGCTCATCAGCAGAACATTATCTTGGTCAGCTACACAATAATAGCTATACCATTAACACGAAGACAGAGATTCAGATCGAATTTGAAAGCTCCTCTATTCCTGACATCAGAAAGGTCTTTATCTTTAAAAATCGCAGATATGTGTGCGAAAAAATGGAAATCAGTATCGCTGATACCGGCATAGATAAATTAATCAAGGGCTATTTCTTCGAGATGCTATAATGAGCCTTCGAAGTGTTTGGCCTTATCGTCTACAGCGCCTGCCTTCAGATATCTGTTAGTTACAGATATGTCTGAATGGCGGGCTTGATCACGTGCTATAACTATTCCCTCGGCATTGGCCAAGTCTCGTATACCGGCATCTTTGAGACTATAGAATTGATATTTGTCGGGAAATTGCAAAGCTACTCTAACCTTTTTCCACTCAACACGAAAACGGTTGACGTATATTTGAGCAGGGCCTGGCCGGAGATCCTCTCCGAAAAGATAATCACCTGAAGGATGGTTGAATATATTTTGCCTTATCATCTCGCGTATAAGAACATCATTGAGTGCAACATATTGACCTTTTCGATTCTTTGATACCTGTGACGAAACATAAATTGTCTGATTCTTTATGCTTATATCACCTATTTTAATATACCGTAGCTCGTTAGGACGGATAAAAGTATAGTATTCCATCAGGCAGACCAGATAAAATGGGGCATTGTTATCTTTTAAGTATACACCGAGTTTTCTGAGCGCGTCAGTACTTAATGCTTCGCGGAACTTATCGCCCTCACGTAGCATGTGTATGCTCTCGACAGGGTTATCATTAATGTACATTCTGTCCGTCATCCAAGTACATAACGTTGATAACCAAGTCCTGTAATTGTTGCGCGTTGTGGGCGATACATCGTTGTCAAACATAAGATAATCCAGAAAATCCAGAATTATATTTTTGTCAAATTGATACACATATTTTATACGTAAATTTCCTCTTTCTTCAAGAAATTTATTTAATTTTTTTAACCTGCTTAAATAATCTGTAGCAGTTTTGGATTTCATGACTCCTTTGTCGGCTTGGTATTCTATAAATGCCTTGTACCTTTGCAATACTACTGTTAACTCAGTGTATTGCCTGGTTCTTTTGCCTTGAGTGAAGGGATTCCAGCCAGCGATGAGCATCTGATAAATGTTGTGAATAAGAATGGTGGCCATGCACTCCTTTTCCTTGCGAGTCTTGTAATGATTGAGCATGTATTTTTTTCGCCGGAGTCCGTCTCTTGCAGGATCAAATGCGAAAAAATCTACATACCAGGATTTGCCTTTGTGCAATTTCGGCAAAGTAAATGTTACTATTTCTTTGCGCGAGAGAAGTTGTTTTTCTGAAATCAACAT